AATTGGCTTGTATCCCAAGGATATCGTTGGTGGTGGTACTGGCTCGTACTATTCATCCGATGCTATTTGGATTCTTGGTCGTCAGCAAGACAAGGACGGCACTGAGATCCAAGGCTATCATTTCGTTATCAATGTTGAGAAGTCGCGCTATGTCAAAGAAAAGTCCAAGATTCCAATTACCGTCTCTTTCGAAGGTGGTATTAATCGTTGGTCAGGCCTCCTTGATGTTGCTCTCGACGGCGGTTATATTATTAAGCCTAAGAATGGATGGTATGCAACAGTCGATAAGGAAACTGGAGAAGTCCATACTCCAAACTTCCGAGCAGGAGATATTGTCAACAACAAAGAGTTCTGGTTGAAGATGTTCAAGGAAACGGATTTCTCTCAGTACATTGAAAGCAAGTACAAGATGGCTATGGGTGCTATCATGGAAGACAGCGGTGATGACGATGCCGAATAATGTTATTGACAATCCCGTTGCACCACGATATACTCACTTAGATCATCCAAGCGTACAGAATTTCACATGCATCCATGTTCAAGATGGTGAGTTCGAAGGTTTGGTTTATCACTATGAGAATTTAAAGATTGGCGCACCAGATGATGAAGGTGCATTGCTCACATTCAATTACCATATTGTTGAGGGTTCAACACCAGAAGATCCTGAAGTGAAGCGCCGTATGGAAGATGTTATTGCTTCCATCATTTATCATATTTTATCTGACAGTGTAGGAAAGATTGGATCCGATGAGAATAGAACAGACAATCCTGAAGAACTTGGTACACAACGAGGACTTCGCACGGAAGACCCTTCCGTTTCTTAAAGACGAATATTTTACCAATGGTAGTGAACGCGCGGTATTCCTGCGCGTTCATGAATTTATAATGAAGTACAATTCTCGTCCGACACGCGAGGCTTTGGCAGTTGAGTTGGACAATGCAATCAACATGCCTGAGGAAGAACATAAGCGGGCTCTTGAGGTAGTTGCTAATCTAAGCGAACCAGAACCAACCGATATTCAATGGTTACTTGATAACACCGAGAAGTTTTGTCAAGAGAAGGCTGTCCATAACGCTATCATGGAAAGCATTACCATTCTTGATGGTAAAGATAAGAACCGCTCGTCTAGTAGCATTCCTGAGATCCTATCAGAGGCCCTTGGTGTGTCTTTTGATTCTCATGTTGGTCACGATTTCATCGAGGACTTCGGTGAGCGATATGATTTCTACCATCGCGTAGAAGAAAAGATTCCGTTTGATCTAGGTTTGATGAACGATATCACTCGTGGTGGTCTATCTCGTAAGTCTCTCAACATCATCCTCGCTGGCACCGGTGCTGGTAAAACTTTGATGATGTGCCACTTCGCAGCAAATAATCTTGCGTCTGGTAAGAATGTTCTCTATATCACGATGGAAATGGCCGAAGAGAAGATTGCAGAGCGCATTGATGCCAACCTGCTGAATGTGCCACTAGAAGACCTTGGGCAGCTACCGCGTGATATGTACGAAAAGAAGATTGAACGCCTTCGTGCGAAGACAACTGGCAAGCTTATCATCAAGGAGTATCCTACCGCGTCCGCACACGCGGGTCATTTTAGGCATCTTCTGAATGAGCTAAATCTAAAGCGAAATTTTATGCCAGATATCATCTATATTGATTACCTGAATATCTGCATGTCCGCACGAATCAAGCCTGGTGCAAATGTGAATAGTTATACATACATTAAGGCTATTGCAGAAGAGCTTCGTGGCCTTGCGGTAGAGAAAAATCTACCCATCGTATCAGCCACACAGACAACCAGGTCTGGCTATACTTCAAGCGACCCTGGGCTTGAAGATACATCCGAGTCGTTTGGTCTACCAGCTACAGCCGACTTTATGATTGCTCTTATCCGTACCGAAGACGCAGACGAGCGTGGGCAGGTAATGGTAAAGCAATTGAAGAACCGTTATGCTGATCCAGCTATCAATAAGAGGTTCATGCTCGGCATCGACAGAACCAAAATGCGTCTTTTTGATGCTGAGAATAGCGCACAGGATGACCTGATTGATGATAGTCGTGGTGGTAAGACCAAGCGGTCTGATTCTGTAATGGACAACTCTAAGTTTGGTATGGAAGACCGTGAGCGTACCAAACCAAAGTCAAAGTTTGGTAATTTCAAATTCTAAATAGATATTCGACGGCTGGAGAATTAAGTAATGCAGATTAAGATGTTCACAAAGGACGTGTGCAGTTATTGTGCTGCGGCCAAAGATTTCTTCAACGACCGCCATCTTGAGTTCACCGAGTTTAAGATTGGCAAACATATTACCCGTGAAGATTTCGTTAAGCAGTATCCTGACTATCGTACAGTACCGCAGATTTTTATCAATGACGAACATGTTGGTGGTTACGACGATTTAGTTAAGGATCCTAGATTTAAATAGGAGACTAAAATGTTAAAAACAACCATGGCTATACTCATGTTGGTGTTCTTGTGTAACACCGCAGAAGCCGAACCAAAGAAGAAAGTTTCAGCGAAGACCGCGGAACGCTACTGCAACCTAAGCGTACAAGACAGGTACGCGCATCTTGCAAAATTCTGCAAGCAGTTACAAGCAAAGAAGGTAGTTCCAGCTGCGGCTGTTGTTGCGTCTACATATGATGACGACACGCCTGCAAATTTCTTTAGACAGGATAGGGAGAGAGCCGAAGCATCACAGTTTTTTGCTGGTTGGCAAAAGCTAGATGCACCACCGGTAGAGCATAAGAAGCCTAAAGCTAAACCGGTAATGGCTGTTATTGATTTGAATACCGAGCTTCCTAAGGGTAGCACCACACTATCTCAGTCGCACCACGAACAACCTGTGCGCCGTGAAAATCCACGCCCTATGTTTGCACCAGAGCCAGTGCGGATCGCAAGAGAGTGGGAAGGACTAAATGTGAGAAAGGATCGTTCCGATCTTACCAAATTATTGTCAGTAGATCCAGGTCGTATTCCATGGTGTGCAGCTTTCGCAAATGCGGTATTAAACAAGGCTGGATACCAGGGCACAGGTTCTCTAATGGCACGAAGCTTTTTAGGGTACGGAATTCCTACTACATATCCAAGAGAAGGTGATATTGCGGTGTTCTCACGAGGCAAGAATAGCTCGGCAGGCCATGTTGGATTCTATGTCGGTGAGGAAACATTAGATGGTGTTAGATACATCAAGGTTCTTGGTGGTAACCAGAACAAAGAAGTTAGCGTAGCTTACTACCCAGCAAACAAGCTGCTGGGCTACAGAAAATTGGGCTAGCATACAAGGAGGTGCCTTTTATTATGTTAGTCAGGGGGGAGCAATAACGCTTCCCCCTTTTTCGTTTTATTATAAATAGGATACGATGCTAAAATTCCGCGAGTTCATAGCTGAGGATGTTTCTGGTAGTCTGTCGGTGTTTGACATTGACGATACGCTATTCAGCACCACGACACAAGTCCTCGTCAGAAAAGGTGGCAAGGTTGTTGAGAAATTGACACCAGCCGAGTTCAATGTGTATGCGTTAAAACCTGGTGAGGAATTTGACTTCGCTCAATTCCGATCATCTAAGGTGTTCGCTGATACCGCAAAGCCAATTGAGACGGTATTCAAGACGGCTAAGAAAATGATTAGCAGATTCCGTGCGCATCCTAACAAGCGTATTATCATCTGTACCGCTCGCGCGGATCTAGACGATAAGAAGCTGTTCCTTGATACGTTTAAAAAGTATGGCTTTGATATCACGCAGGTGCATGTGTATCGCGCAGGCAATATTAAAGCCCCAGGTGCAGAAGCCAAAAAGCAAATTGTTCGTGACCAACTAAAAGCTGGCAAGTATCAGGTCGCTAGAATGTTTGATGATGCTAAGGCCAATCTGGACAAGTTCATTGAACTGCATACCGAATTTCCAAAGATTAATTTTGAAGCATTCCTAATCCACGAAGATGGAAGAATAACCCGCTACAACGGATAACAAGAAAGGTATAAGCATGACATATATTCTAACACCAAACGGTCGTAGACCAATTGTTTCTATCAATGAATCTGCTGAGCAGGTAAATGATACCGAAATGGACATTGATTTTGATGTAGAACACTTCCTTGATTATGTTATGGAAAATTTCCCTGAGCTAACCGAAAAGTACATTGAAGAAAACTACGAGCAGGTAGATGAGCTATCAAGAAAGACACTTGGTTCATATGCTTACAAGGCAGACAATCAGCTTGGTAAAGTTGATGCAACTGGTCCTAGTCACAAGGCTGGTATTCCAAGTCATTACAGAGGCAAGAACAAGGAACTTGGTAAAGATCCTGTGGATAAGATGAGAGCTAGAAAAGCAGGTATCAAGCTTGCAGTTAAAAAGTTGGATAGATGAGGTATAATGGCAAATGGCAAATAAAGGTTTACAATTTGAATGGTGCATCTACCATCTCGTAGCTAAAGTGGATCCTAAAAAATTTGCTAACGATGCAAATGCCAAAACAGCCAAGGCCAATTACGCCACGGCTGATGCAGATGTAAAAAAAGATGCCGAATATGCTATCGTTATGATACAAAAAGCGTATGGTAAAATCAAAGATATCGAAAAAACATCTGGTGGTGGGGTAGAACCGAAAACTGATCTATATATTACATGCGCTAAGAAAGCAATCAAATGCTCTCTAAAGCATGGTGGTTCTATTCAACTATCATCTGGTGGTATTAAAACGACAGTAAAATTTCTCAATGGTGTATTGAAGAATGTGTCAAAGAAGCCTGGGTATGACGCTAAAAAAATCAAATCAATAATGTCTGTTCTAGCTGAATTAGATGAGGGATATGGTGATCTTGGGAAAATGCGTAGAACACAAGCTGACGTTGTGTTAGGGAAAGCACAGCGATACAATGACCTTCTTCAAAATATTTTAGGATCTGGTAAAAATCCTGTGGTTTCAAAAGAGTATGAAAAAATAAAATTAGCTATTATTGAAGAAGCGATAACAGGGAAATACACTTTTGGTGCAACATCAAAATTGGCAGCAGATCATATCTTATCCGACAAAAAACTAGAATTGGTTACACCAGCACTCATCAAAACCGTTTCAGATAAAACTTCAGTTAGAATTAGACTTAAGGGTCGTGGTAAAGAAATGGTTGCCGGTAAAGAAGTTAGATTGAATGAAGTGGTAGTTAGCTTTGACACTAAAGCGTAGTATCTGACCGGTTACAACATCCTTATTATACCACGACAACACCAATTTGTCAAGTATTATAAATAGACAAGCAGAAAGCTAAGGCAGTCCTGCATGGTCGCGGTTAGGGTACGCCAATCCCGCTAGGAGTATGATGAAAAGTTTCAAGAGCTTCGTGGTAGAAGCTGCGTTTTCGTCTGAGGAAGACAAGTCGCACTATACCCACATTGAAGACGAGATTTATGTTTCTGGAAAGAAGTCCATTGCTAAGATCAGTGGTTACTTCCATGACCTCATAAAGGGCATTCCCGAAACTGTAAATCAAACTAAGATCGACGGTGCTCCTAGCGTATTTTATGGCTATCAGAATGGTAAGTTCTTCGTAGCGACCAAATCAATCTTCAACAAAGATCCTAAGGTCAATTTCACTGTTGAGGATATCGAGCGTAATCACGGCCACGCACCAGGGCTTGTAGCTAAACTAAAGCTCGCTCTAGAATATTTCCCATACATTACAAACAACAAGAATGAGATCCTTCAAGGCGATATGATGTTCGCTAAGGTTGACTTGAAGAAGGTTGACATTGAAGGTGTTCAGCACTGGTTGTTCAAGCCAAACACAGTTATCAATGCGGTACCTGTGAACTCGGTGCTTGGTCGTGAGATTGCTAAGTCTGTTGTTGGATTCGCACCACATACCAAGTACAATGCATCTGGTAGTCGCGTAACCATCCAAGCGCGTGACATGAAGAAAAACTCACATGTGTTCCTGATGCCAATTGACGCACCATCGTTGGATCATGTTGGTCATTTGAAGGCCCATATCACAGAGGTCGATAAGCTCCTTGCATCTATACCGGGTGATGCGTTTGCATACATTTCATCCGAAGAGATGAATCCACATTTTCTTGCATATGCCAACTATGTGATCCGTAATAACACCGATCAGTCGTATGCTGGTTTCCTTGCGTACATGAAAGAGAAGCTCCAGAAGTTCATTGACAAGGCTGCTAGTGAAAAAGGTAAAGCTTCAAAGCAGGTGGTATATGATACCATTACCAGCCAAATTGAATCCAATAAAAACCTAATCACAAATGTCCTTGATGTTCACAACAAGCTTGCTGATATCAAGGATAAGATCATTGACGAGCTGGACACATATCAGCCTATCCGCAGATATTTTGAGAATGAGTTTGGTGCGTTGATAAAGACAAATCCAGAAGGTTATGTTCTTCTCGGTAAGCACGGTACTGCAAAGCTAGTCAAGCGCCGCGTATTCAGTATGCAGAACTTTGCTCAGGGTTCATTCAGAAAGGCGGCACCGAAAGATGAGTAAATCTATCGTTATCGTACCGCTTGGTCGTTTCAATCCGCCACACAAAGAACACGCGCACCTAGTTGACGCAGTTATCAAGCTTGCTAAATCAACACACAGCGATGCCAAAGTTTTTGTTTCGCGCACCGTCAATAAGAAGAAAGATCCACTGACACCACAGGAAAAGATCCGATTCCTGAATAAGATGTTTCCTGGTCATAAGAAACTATTTGATGTGCCACCGATTTCTAATCCATCAATGGTTGGGGTACTAAAGAGTTTGTCTGGTAAATATGATACCGTGCATATCGTATTGGGTGACGATAGAGTTGCAGAAATAAAAGCGTTTGTTGATAAGTATAATGGCGTTGATTACAACTACGATAAGATTGAGGTCCATTCGCGCCACTCTATCGTAAACACTCGCGTTGGTGATCTTGATGGCGTTCACGCATCCGACATTCGCAAGTGGGCCCAAGCTGGTAATTTTGCTAAGGTCAAAGATGCTATGTCGGAACATCTTACCGATGCAGATGTAAAGCAAATGATCCGCATCATCCAATCGCGTCTAGGAAAAACAATGAATGAATCCGTAGTTGCTGAGGAAGAAATTCCACTACCATCTGACGCTGAGATTGACAGATATCTCGACAAGCTAACCGACATGAGTGAGCTGGATCTTCGCGATGAAGATGCTATGATGTTGGATATGATTGTATATGACGACGAGCCAAAGAATGTTCATGAAGGCCTAACATCTCAGCAACGCCAGAAGCGTTCACAAAAGATGAAGTCCATGAGCAAGCGTCTTGCTCGTCTGCGTAAGCTTAAATCAAAACAGATGCCAGCTGGGCAACGTCTACGCCTTCGTGCGCGTAAGGCTGCTATTATGATCCTTCGCGCTCGCGCAAGCGGTCGTAAGAACCTAGATTATAATGCGCTATCACGTTCGCAGCGCATCTCAGTTGATAATGCATTGACACAGCGTTTTGGTAAATCATTAAAGGGTGCTATCAATAGAATAGCCACTCGCATTCTTCCACGTATCCGTAGCAAAGCGCAGGCATCTGTAGCGCAGGCTCGCTCAACTACAAACGAGGCATTTCACATGTTCCTAGAAGGCAAAGAAGGTTCTACAAAAGACAGAGCAACAGATATCAAGCAGGCTAAAGCAAAGAAGATTTCGGTATCAGATTGGGAAAAATCAAAGGCTGATGTTGCACATGATAGCCCATTGCATATTGACACCACAAAGATTGACTCAACAAAGGTCGATTCGACAACCGTTGATCGTGCTGCACCTAATCCAACACATGCAACATCTGGTGCAAAACGTCTATCGCAGTTCCGCCTTCGCACCGAAGCGCGCTCTAGTGCAGCCGATGCTATAGATGCTGGTGATACAAACATCATATATCAAATGCGTAAGGTCATCATTGCTCGCGGTGAGCATGATGTTGTATTTGGTGATAAGCACAAAGTAAAAATTTCTGTGGCTGATGCGAGAAAGATGTTGGACCTGTTTCAGCACACACGTTTGCCTGCTGATAAGCAGAAGCTAACAGTGGCTGCTGGTAAGAGCTTGACTGCATTCAGAAGTGTTCTTTCTCACGGTATTCCAAAAGATAAGCCTAAGATTTCTCTCGGTGGCAGAAAGCTTGATGAGGTAACATTCAATGCTCGCAATTGGAATCCAAATGATCCAGACGCACCTCCTGGTATCACACAGGCTAATGAAAAGAAAAAACCATCAGTAAAAGAAGATTCGGAAGATCCAAATCAATCAAAGCGTTTGAATCAAAAGATGGATGTTCTGTTGCGTCTTGGCCTTGTTGACACAACCGAGCTTCAAGGTTACCGTCGTGCGTTGCGTAGTAGCAAGCAGTTTGCTTTGCAAAGCCCAAAGCTTCGTAAGAACCTTGCGGACTTGCTTGACAAGCTTATTGATTTGACTACGCAAGATCCTGCAACATATTCTCGCGTTCGTTATAACGTAGTGAATAAGGAACTTGATAGTCAACCAAATCCGGACCTACGCAAGAAAGCAAAGAAGTCTGGTATGGCTGAAGATGTTTTGAATCAAGTCTTCGCTCGTGAAATGGCGGAATCAAACAATGTTAGTCGCGCATATAATCGCGTGGACTCATTTATTGCTGGCGGCTTCGCTGCTAAGTTGGATGAGGATCTAGCTGAAGATGGCGGGTATAAGAGTCCAACCGGTGGGTTAACTCAAAAGGGCCGAGATCGCTATAATAGAGAAACTGGTGGTAATCTGCAAGCCCCAGTTACTACACCACCATCTAAATTAAAAGCTGGATCAAAAGCCGCTGGTCGTCGTAAATCATTCTGCGCTCGCATGAGTGGTGTTGACGGACCGATGAAGAAACCAAACGGTGAGCCATCTCGTAAAGCCTTAGCATTGCGTAAGTGGAACTGCCGTAGTGAAGAAACAAGCATTGACGAGAAGCGTGGACTATGGGATAATATTCACGCTAAACAGAACCGTATCAAGAATGGTTCTGGCGAGCATATGCGTAAGCCAGATTCTGAAGGATCTCCATCAAACAAGGATCTCAGAGTTTCAAGAACAGAAGATATTACGGCCCGCCATGCATCCCATAAAGTGATTCGCGTGAAAGACGGCAGTAACTTCAGATATCGTAAGGTATATGAAGAACCTATTAGTATAGCTAAATATTCAGTTGACAAGCCGATTGTTGGCGATGCAGCCGATGGTCCAGATAAGGTCACAAAGACACCAGCACATTTCAAAGAGATTCGTAAGGCGCTTGCTGGTAAACGAGAATAAGTTCAAAATAAAAAAGGAGAAGTGAAAATGGATATGGATGTAATTATTGGTTGCGTTATTTTTTTAGCTATTGTTGGGTATTTGGTATATGCAAAGCCATGGAAAAATGAAGAGTTCATTGTTGCTGATGAGCAAGAAGCAAAGGCTGCGGTTGAAGAGGTAAAGGCAGCAGAAACAGTGGCTGCTAAGACAGAAGAGATTTTTGCTAAGGTAGTGGAAGAAGCTACTAAGCTTGATAAGGAAGTTGGAGAAGTTCTTAAAGAAGTAGTGGCTACTGTTGAACCTGTTGTGGAAGAAGCACCAGTGGTTGTTATTGAGCCAGAAGATGCGCCGAAGCCTAAGAGAGGTAGAAAAGGAAAGAACTAATGGATGAGCTTTCAGAATTACTGAAAAAGTCACTCGCTACAACATTTGCGTTTTATCTGAAGGCTCATAACTTTCACTGGAACGTAGAAGGACCATTCTTCTCGCAGTACCATGAATTTTTTGAAACACTATACACCGATGCGTTTATAGCTACCGATGGCCTTGCAGAACATATTCGCACATTGAATGTTTATGCGCCAGGTTCATTCAAGCGTTTCGGTGAGCTATCATCTATTCAAGACGAACTAACAGTTCCTAATGCTGCTGGTATGTTGAATCGTTTATACGATGATAACAATGCAGTTATTGCTACGCTTGTTCCTGCACAGAAAGCCGCGGAGATTGCTGGTGCGGTAGGAATTGCAAACTACCTACAAGACCGTATTGATATTCATAATAAACATGCTTGGATGCTAAGAGCAACAAAGAAAGGTAACTAAAATGTCTATTGATCCAAATAAATTTGGTATTAGCAAATCGCTAATTGATGCAGTAAATGAAGCACTCAAAGGTGGTCAGGTCAAGATTGATAAGAATCATAATGGTAAGATTGATGGTCAAGATTTCAAGATGCTTCGTAAGGAAGAAATTGTTGATGAAGGCAATCCTGCTAATAAGGAAAAGAAGAACGCAGCTGCGGCGGCTGTCGGTGCTAAGAACCGAGATGGCCAATATCTAAGCAGAATGAATCCATCTGTCGCTGATAAGATTCGTGGTCGCGAAAAGATGTCAGGTAAAGATCGTCAGCAGCACGAAGAAGTTGAGCAGGTTGACGAGAAATCTGTATCAAAGGCTCAACAACACGCAGCCGGTGCAGCACTTGCTACACAGCGCGGCGAGTATGATGGTGGTAAGAAAGGCGGCGCAATCAATCGCATGGCTTCTATGAAGACTTCCGAGCTTCGCAAGTTTGCTGGCACAAAAACAAAGAGCCTTCCTACACACAAGGAAGAAGTCGAGCAGGTAGACGAGCTTTCAAAGGCTACTCTTGGTTCTTATGTAAACAAATCAGCAGCAAGTCTCGGAAAGGCTGGTTACAATGCGGGCAATACCGATGGCACTGCGGCTAAGTTAGATCCACATATTAATACTATAAACAAGAGATCAGCTGGCATCAAAAGAGCTGTAGGTAAATTGGCTAAAGAAGACACTCAAATTGATGAGCTATCAACTGACACATATCACAAGGCAGCACACAAAGCTGCTAAGAAAGCTATGGGTGATGCTCAGGGTCGTTCTGGTCCTATCTTCAAGAAGTATGCTGGAATGGCTAATAAGTTCCGTGATAAGGGTATGGATCAGGAGAAGAAAGAGAAGGCGTCTAAGGATGCTAAGTCTGCAAAGATGAAAGCTTATCGTGCTGAGCGTGATAAGAATATGGAAGAAGAGATTCAGATTGATGAAATCTCGAAAGGAACTCTTGCATCTTATGGTTATAAGGCCGGTAGACAAATGCAAGGTAATCAACCATCTGATCCTGATAAGTTTCGTAAGCGCACCAATCGTGAAAAGGGTTCTAAGTTGGCTTACGGTAAGTATTACGGCCACAAGGTAAAGGTACCTGCTACTGAAGAAGCAGAATCTGTTGATGAACTATCAAAAAATACTCTTGGTAATTATGCTCTAGCAGGAGTAAGAGACATTGCTTCTCGTCAGTATGCTCTTGGTAAAGGCGACAAATCTAATACGGGCAAGCTTATGAATCGTCGTAAGGGCGTTGATAAAGCAATCAGTAAACTTACTAAAGAAGCCACTGATCCTCGTGATTCAAGACCACAAACATATAGACCAAATAATACCGGATATGCTTGGGATAAACTATCAACAAGATCCTCATCAAATCCTAAAGATAGTAAAGCAACTAAGTCTGGAAAACAATTAGGACTAAAGCATTCGATAAAGGGCGCATTAGGTTCTCATGGTCCAAAGGGTAAGTTGCCAGAAGCAACCGAGAATCCAATGGCAAAGCAACTGGCTGATAAGAAGGCTGCGATTCAGAAGACAATCGTTCAGAAGAAACTGCAGGTTATGCAGTCTAAAGCTAACAAGCAAATGTCTTCAATGAAAGAGGGTAAATGCTCTTGCACTGAAGGTAAAAAGTCTATGACATGTGAGACACACGGTGATAAAGCAAAGGGAATGAAGGGTGGCAAAGAGCCAATCCTAATGAACCCACCACTCAGAGACTAAATAGGAATAGCGAAACATATATTATGCCGAGTAGTCACAACGAAAAGCGAAAAGGAATAAGAAAATGTCACTATGGGGTTTTAGTAGAGAAAGCACACAGGTAGCTTCCGGAGCAAATACGGAAGCTGCTATCCGCAAAGGTTATCGCCCACTTCCACTAGCAGGCGGTATTGGTCACTCATTTGATTTACCAGATGGTGGTAGTTATGCAAACAAGCGTAACGTCATCGCAACATCTGCTGGATGGGTTCGTCGTACCAATCGCGTATCAGATGGCAATCAACGTCAGTTTGATGAAATATTGGTTGCAGCAAATCCAGGCAGTGGATTTAGATATACATCTAATACATTTCTTGGTAGTCCAGACATTGTAGAAATCTTCGTGAAGCTAAATGCTAACGGAGTTATTTCTGCAAACGCATCTGGTGCTAACCTATATGTTGTGTTCAATATGCCAGTTCATAAGCGCCCATCAGGTAACCTTATGTCAATTAGCATTGCAAACACTGCTGGTGGTAATAACGCAGTTGCTCGTATCACAGCAGCTTCGGCCGCTCGTGCAAACGTGGCCAATAACGTAATGATCTTCACTCTACCTGCAATGCGTGGTGGTGTTGGTTCTGCAAAGGCTACATATCATGTGAACGCGCAATCAATCTCAGTAACTGGTGGTGGTAACCCACTTTATAATCCAGACTTCGGTGTTACGATTACAGCTAACCTTGTAATCACAGGCGCAGTTGCTAATAATCTTACTCGCTTCAACGGCGAGCGTATTACCAACTTCACAGTTTCACCAGGCGGGCGCTAATAAAGGATCGGGAGCTGAATAATGGCTGACAAGAAAGTATCACAACTACCATCAGCGACAACAGCGGCATCTCCCGATTTGCTCCTGATTGTTACTGACGCTAATGGAACACCTACATCTAAACAGATTACTGTAAAGAAGCTATTTGGTGCAGTTCCATCCAACACCGTGTTCAGTGGGTCAACACTCACTGTACGCGCACGTACCACAACTACAGCAAACGTCAATGTTACAAAAACTCTCACTGCAAATATTGTCAACGTCACATTAGGTAGCACACCAGCTTCCAATAATGCGACAACTGTTGGTATGGCTGTAGGAGAAATGCGTTTCACAAATACATACATCTATATTGCAGTCAACGCAACTACCATAAAGAGAGTTGCGCTTAATACATTTTGAGGTGTGATTTGATTCATAAGATAATTGAGTTTCTTTTAGATAATGGTGCAGATGAAAATGAACATAGTCACCGATCACTATTAGAGCATCTAACTGGTACAGCAAGTTTACTTATGGACTGGGGCTGCTCTAATCATATTGTGTATGCTGGTTTATGCCACTCAATTTATGGTACAGATTCATATCATACAGTTACCATAGATCCATCAAAGCGCGATGAAGTTCGTGCGTTGATAGGAGAGAAGGCAGAAGCATTAGCGTGGGAGTTCGGCAATCGCAAGAACCCACGCATTGTTTCGTTTATAAAAAACCAAGAAATAGATTTAGTTGTTATTGAGTGCGCGAACCTTATAGAGCAGAAAGTTGAGCCACATCATTTGGCTGCTGCTCTTGCTATATCATTACCACATGAAGTCCGCAAGAGCGTAATCAATTATTTAAAGGTCTACTAATGGTCGGTGCAACAGAAAGAATCGAAGCTGCTATAGACAAGCTCGCTGATATTTCCAGTGACTTGAAAGCTATGATTGCGGTTCAAGAAACCAGACTGACTCAGCACGAAAAGCAAGCTGAGGTTATTGAAACCAAATTGGAAAAACGTCGTGAAGAATTGGATCAGAAATTGAAAGATGTTTATGATACGATACGCACACAAGACAAAGCCATATTAGACGAAATAAAAGCAGTAAGAGAAGAACAAAATATACATTATGCATGTTTGAATGAAAAGATAGCTGCTATTCAGAAATACATATGGATGGCTATTGGAGGTGGTACTGTACTTGGCTATGGGTTCTCGTTTATAGTCACATTTTTTAAGGTACTTGGGCACTAGTGAAAGAGATATGAAAGGTACCTTGGACGAATCAAATTTTTTTCTATTTGCCGCAAAGCATTATACCAATCCGTGCATTGACGCAATAGAGTTCAACGAAGACCTAGATAGGATTAAAAATCTACGTCGCTTATTCAATCGCTATGAAAAGAAAGGTGAGTTGAAGGAACGGTTGATACTGAATCACTTGGTGGTTCTTTACAATGTGTTTGAGCCAGAAGCTTTGACGCGAATGCTGACATTTAAGTTATATGATTACCTTGAGTATCTAAAGCCATTCTTGTTGTTATTGAATTATTGGCCCGAAGCTGTACACGGCATTGGTCAAAGAAACGAGACGATTAGATCCACAGACGTTATGATGGATCGACAAATAATGGATACACTAAGGAAAATCTAATGAGCGAAATCAAAGAAGATGGTGCACCAGTCAATGCTACAGGCGCAGCAGTCGCAGGCACAGGTGGCGGTGTTCATTGGAGTAAGAGACAACCAAAATTGGGCCTCAAAGGTACCATGAAAAAGTATGGGCAACCCATACTGTTCAAGACCCTTCGTCGTAAAGCTATAAAAGAAGCCAGACGCACAGAAGTGGATTACCAGCATGAATTAGATCGTAAGAAAGATGCTGGTGCAAATGAATCAAAATCCGTATATTACAAAGTCTTAAAGAAGCGTTTGCCTGCGGTCAGTCGCACAAGCGCAATGGGAGACGGTTCAGACGGGAGCGAGTAATGGGTATAGGTATCAAAGTCGCAATAGCGGCAATTCTTTTTTCCATCGTATCAGGTGGATATTTCTACATTCAAGCATTAGAAGGTAAGTTAGAGGCTGCTGCGGAAGTTCAGCAGCGCATGGAAGGTGTTATCAACCAGCAAAAAGCGCAGATGGATAGGCAGAATGAAGATATCCAGAAGATGCAGGAAATCAACACCGAAATAACCAAAGACTTTATCAAGACACAACAGGAAGCATCTGACCTTCGCTCGAAGGTTGCAGCGCCAAGACTAACAGCCGCATCTATCGCAAATGCTGACGATGTTCAAATGAAAATCAATCGTGGTACCAAAGCAGCGTTTCGTTGTAATGCGATTGCTACAGGTTCACCCTTGACAAAAGACGAGCGTTCTGGTACTATGAAAAATGCAATATGTCCAGAATTAATTTCTTCTCTTATGCCTAAGGGAGTGGCTGCAAATGCAAAATAAAATCTTACTGCTATGCGCTACACTATTGTTGGCGGGTTGCAATTCAACACCCAAGGTATTTGATAAGCCAGTTCTGATTGATCGCCCAGAACTTATTCTACCAACGGTAATGCCAGCCACACAAAACGATGTGGAGTGGATTGTTCTCACACCAAACAATATCGAAGCTAAGATAAAAGAAATGGGAGCCAATGGCGGACCGGTGGTGTTATTCGCTGTGACACCTGCAGGCTATGAAACTCTTGCAATCAATGCGGCTGAGATGCGCCGCTATGTTGTACAACAAAATACCATAATTGCTGGCTACAAAAAATACTACCGTAACTACAAGCTAGAGGCTCAGAAATAACTTGACTAGTGCGATAATTCTGATTATAATGAACCTATGTCTAATATCACTGATTCGAAATACATAGCCCTCATCTCTCCCAAACTCTTGGTATTCAAGAAGAAGGGCGGCGCATATAATTTTCGTTGTCCTTTCTGTGGCGATTCCCAGAAAAACAAATACAAAGCCCGAGGCTATCTTTTTCCAAAGAAAGATGGCTACATATTCAAATGTCACAACTGCGATCTAGGTACCTCACTGTACAAGGTGATTGATACCATTGATCCTAATCTCGCTCGCGCATACAAGCTGGAATCATTCAAGGAACGTGGCTTAGGTAACGAGCCATTGCAGTTCTCTATTCCAGATGTTCGCAAAGAAATCATAACCAAGACAGTTCTGGATGATATGCTGATAAAGATCAAGGATCTTCCGTCAGATCATTTTGCTGTGCAATATGTCAAGGGTCGCAAGATACCAAAGGATCGTTACGACGATCTATATTTCGCACGGGATATGAAAGCCCTAGAAACACTTAACCCTGCATATGAGGGCCGCCTGGTATCAGATGCTCGCCTTGTCATACCGTTTCGTAATGCGAATGGTAAACTAACAGGCGTGTCTGGGCGTGCGCTCGGTACATCCACACTCCGATATGTCACTATGCGTATTGAAGACGAAGCCCTTGTCTATGGGCTCGATAAGGTAGATACAACAAAAACTATATACGTTGTAGAAGGTCCCATCGACAGCATGTTCTTACCGAACGCAATTGCTGCTGGTGGTACTGACTTCACACGCGCTGTGCGTACCATACCTACAGATCGTGTTGTGCTTGTTTTTGATAATCAACCGCGTAATCCACAGGTCGTAAAGAAAGTTGAATCATTTGTCGCTGGTGGGTACGGGGTCGTCATCTGGCCAGATCACTGGAAATATAAAGATATAAATGAAGCAATTATTGATGGTTTGTCGCCAGAAGCAATTCACTCTATAATAAATACAGCTACGCATACTGGCTTGTCTCTCAAGCTTGCGATACGTTCCTGGAAAAAGTGTTGAAATAGCCGAGAGCAATTCTCGGAACGATGTCGTTTGTTCAAAAAGAAAATTGGAGAATTATATGTCTAACTCGTTACCTTCCCTCTATCAGCAATTCATTCACCTATCAAGATATTCAAGGTTCATGTGGGATGAAGGGCGACGAGAAAGTTGGAGTGAAACGATCAGCCGATTCTTTGATTTCTTTGAGAGTCATCTAAAGAGTAACCATAGTTATGATACGACTCAGATTAGAGCCGAACTTGAAGATGCGGTTTTGTCTCTCAAGGTCATGCCATCTATGCGTTGCATTATGACTGCTGGTGAAGCTTTGAAGCGTGAGAACATCGCAGCTTACAATTGCTCTTATGTTGCTGTGAATAGTCCACGGTCATTTGATGAGATCCTTTATATTCTTATGAATGGTACAGGCGTTGGATTCTCTGTAGAGTCCAAAGACGTAGAACAACTCCCCATCGTTTCCGAAGATTTTCATACCAGCGACACCACAATCGTAGTGGCCGATTCTAAGCTTGGTTGGGCTAAATCACTCAAGGAACTTATCGGCATGCTTTATGTCGGGCAGATTCCTCAGTGGGACGTATCCAAGGTTCGTGCTGCTGGTACACCACTAAAGACGTTCGGTGGTCGTGCATCTGGTCCAGAGCCGCTTGAGGCTCTATTCAAGTTCTGTGTCGAAACATTCAAGAAGGCCGCTGGTCGTCGTCTAAACACATTGGAAGCCCATGATATCGTTTGTAAGATTGCTGATATTGTCGTTGTCGGTGGTGTTCGTCGCTCCGCTCTTATTTCTCTATCTGATCTTTCTGATGACCGTATGCGCGTTGCCAAGTCTGGTCAATGGTGGATGGATCAGTCTCAGCGCGCACTAGCTAATAACTCTGCGGTCTATAAAGAGAAGCCTGATATGGGTCTGTTCATGGAAGAGTGGAAGTCTCTCTATGAATCAAAGTCTGGTGAACGCGGTATCTTCAATCGTGCGAGCGCGAAGGCTACAGTTATCAAGCATGGTCGTCGTAACCCTGATTATGATTTTGGTACCAACCCATGCTCCGAGATTATCTTGCGCGACAAGGAATTCTGCAATCTATCCGAAGTTGTCGTGCGCGATACTGACACGATGGAAACTCTTAAGGAGAAGGTCTACTGGGCTACCATTCTTGGTACATGGCAGTCAACACTAACTGGATTTAAATATCTATCATCATCTTGGAAGCGCAACTGTGAAGAAGAGCGTTTGCTCGGTGTGTCAATGACAGGAATCATGGATAATGACCTCACAAATGGAAAACTCCCAGGAATTGAAGGCCGCTTGGCAGAGCTTCGTGAAATTGCAGTCGCCACGAATGCAAAGTTTGCTAAAGAATTGGGTATTCCGCAATCTGCTGCTGTTACCTGTGTTAAGCCTTCTGGGACTGTTTCTCAGCTTACTGATGCTGCTTCCGGTATTCATGCTCGTCATAATCCTTATTATATCCGCACCGTTCGTGCTGATAAGAAAGATCCACTGGCTGCTCTCATGATTGATGCTGGCATTCCAGTTGAAGATTGTGCGATGCGCCCTAATAATGTTTATGTGTTCTCGTTTCCAATGAAGGCACCAGAGAATTCGGTATTCCGCACAGATATGACGGCCATTGAACAGCTTGAACTGTGGGTTACATATCAGGATCATTGGTGCGAACATAAGCCTTCGGTTACCATTTCTGTCAAGGAACACGAATGGCTTGAAGTTGGTGCTTGGGTCTATAAGCATTTTGACAAGATGTCAGGCGTGTCATTTCTTCCATTCTCTGACCATGTGTACAAGCAAGCACCATATCAAGACTGCACGAAGGAAGAATACGAGGCCTTCGCTGCTAAGATGCCTAAGGTAATTGATTGGTCTCGTCTCGGACAATATGAGAAGACAGATAATACCACAGGTGCACAAGAATTAGCGTGTGTTGCAGGAGGCTGTGAAATCTAATGCCAGATAGAGATATTAGATGCCCTTGCGGCGAATATGAGTATACCATTTCATTTGAAAAGAATGGTAAGAAAGACGAACCATCATTCTGCGCCTTTTGTGGCGCAGATGTAGAAGACGCGAAGATTGAAGAACTCGAGGAAGATGAGGAGTAAATTATGAAACAGTGGTTATATTATGGTTGGGTAACATTCAAACATTGGTTTCTCTTTACATCGTGGACAATTTTCCACAGTAAAGAGGACCGAGCAGAACTGGTAAAGCTGTACAATGAAAGGCTTTTTCAGAAGAAGCAGATGGCAATATATGTTGCATATTTTGGTCGATTGGCAAAATATGATGAAATCGAAGACTTTACCCGTCTAGATTTGTATATCGGTGATTTAAAAGCCGATAGGTTTGATCTCGTAGACGAGTACTACAAGACTAAGGAAAAGAAGGACGAATAATGATTTCATTCATCATACCATGCTATAACGAAGAAGAACATATCAAAGATTGCATACGTTCTATTCGTAAACATGTGTGGTACGTGCCGTATGAAATCATTGTGGTTGATAACAATTGTACCGATAAGACCGCTGAAATCGCAGAACTAGAAGGTGCTTTTGTTATCAAAGAATCTCGCAAGGGTGTTGTGTTTGCGAGACAAGCTGGCTATGAAGCTGCTAAAGGTTTTCTGATTGCTAACATTGATGCTGATTCCAAGATAACAGATGGTTGGGTTTGGGAAGCATTGAGTTGCCTATCTAATGAAAATGTTGTCGCTGTAAGCGGTCCTCTTGAATATGATGGTGCTAGTTTTGGTTTAAAGGTAATGACGAAACTATATTATCTTCTTGGCAAAGTGAGCAACGATTATATTGGTGTGTTTCTTCAAGGTGGAAACGCTATGATTAAAAAATCTGCTCTAGATAAAGTTGGTGGATATGATCTATCAATTGCTTTCTATGGCGAAGACACTATGACAGCAAAGCGCATTCATCATCTTGGTAAAATAGTATTTAATATGTACATGATTACCACGACTTCACCTAGAAGACTTGAAGAGCAAGGCGTCCTCAAGACGACCTGGCTTTATTTGACTAACTATTTTTCCGTGACATTCAAAAATAAATCCACAACGAATGATTACAAGGATTATAGATGAAGTCATACCGAACAGTATTCATCTCAGATATTCATCTGGGCACGAAAATGAGTCAAGCAGACCAGCTGCTTGAGTTTATGAAAACATTTGAGTGTGAGAAGATATATCTTGTTGGTGATATTGTTGATTGTTGGGCCATGTCAAAGAAAAACATATGGTCTCAATTTCATAATGACGTAATTCAAAAGCTTTTACGTCGCGCTAGAAAGGGCACAGAAGTTGTATATATCCCAGGAAACCATGACGATGTTATGCGTAACTATTGCGATAACGAATTCGGTCATATTATTATGGTTAGGGAAGCCATACATGTGGGAGTCGATAATCGGTTATATCTTGTTACTCACGGCGATCAGTTTGATGTGGTAATTAGAAATGCGGAATGGCTTGCACATCTTGGTTCATGGGCATATGATCTTAGTATCGACATGAGCCTTTTTATTAATAAAATCGGAACCGTGTTTGGTATGAAATACTGGTCATTGTCTGCCTATTTAAAAGGTAGAGTAAAAGAGTCGGTAAATTTTATTGGCAACTATGAAGAGACGCTATGTAATTATGTGAGAGGCAAAAATCTTGACGGAATTATATGCGGGCATATTCATCATGCTAATATTCGTGATATTGGCGGTATTAGATATATGAATTGTGGCGATTGGGTAGAATCGTGTACCGCATTGGTTGAGAACCATGATGGTACATTTGAAATTGTGAAGTGGAAGTAGACTATATAAGTCTATGACATATGAGAATGCGTGGACTTTTAATGGTAAGGAATTTGACAGTGAGAATATCGGGGATGCGTACGGCTTCGTTTACCTTATCACAACACCAGAGGGTCAGAAGTACATCGGTAGAAAGTACTTCTGGTCTATCAGAAAAGTTAAGGGTAAGACCCGTCGTCAGCGATCCGAATCTGACTGGAAAAAGTATTATGGCTCCAGTGATTTACTCAAAGCCAAAATCAAAGAATCAGACAGAAAACTCTTCCGAAGAGAAATTATCTCTTTACATTCGACCAAAGGTCGTGTAAACTATGAAGAAGTAAAAGAGCAATTCGTAAATGGCGTCCTGGAAAGTGACGACTATATCAATGACAATATCAATGGAAAGTGGCACCGTGGACCAGAACACATCACAAGCAAATCAAGATTCTCTTCCCTCTCATCTGGGCGGGCATCTAAACAAAACCCACAATGATCGTGGCACTCTCCTTCATTGTATCGAGAAGTTTCAAATCAAATCATTCCTCGATGTTGGCTGTGGCCCTGGCGGTATGGTTCGTCTCGCACAAATGCGTAATCTATTCTCATTAGGTATCGACGGCGATTGGGAAGTTCCTAAGGAAAAAGAAGCAAAGATTATCATCCACGATTTCACAACTGGTCCTGCGCCATTAGACCGCGAGTTCGATCTTGGTTGGTCTGTCGAGTTTCTTGAGCATGTGGATGAACAATATCAGGATAACTATATGCAAGCTTTTGCTCGCTGTAAGTATGTTGCATGTACCGCTGCTGGTCCTGGTGCACCTGGGCATCATCATGTGAACTGCCAACTACCTACATATTGGCTTGATGTTTTTGATAAGTATGGTTTTGATTATGATGACGAGACCACACAGGAAATTCGTCTACACAAGTCTACCATGCAGAAGCCATTCATGCAGCGCACTGGTATGTTTTTCGCAAGGAGAGCATAATGATTTCGCAATATTGGAGCACTGATAAAAAGCTTTGTGCTGAAGTCCGTTTGTTTGAAGAACGCAGATTGGGTCCTGATACGGCCGCGGCTGCTAACATGTACGCGGTAGATTTCAAGCGCGATGGTGTGCTTGTCGAGACAAGATACTTTCCTGGCAAGAGTGAAGCCTATGCTGATAGCGCAGCCTATAACTGGACGATTGGTATTCTAAATCTTTAGGAGATAACATGCAAATTTTAACGACACATAGTTGCGATGATGACCACCGTTGCGCTGACGTTCTCAAATATGAAGATGGCACATTTACAGTTCGGTTTCGTTTATACGAGACTGTAGTTAAGACACAAGATTTTTCAACCGATCAGCAAGAAGCTGAAGCGGCGGCTAAAGATTGGTCTATAGGTATTATGGTGCGTCCTGATAATTCTATGTAATAAAGGATTTAATTATGATTGAACCTATTCGTATTTTCGTAGGCACATCTTCTAACAATGAAGATGCTGAGGCTGAAATGGTGTTGGAATATACACTAAAGAAGCACGCCACGCATCCTATCCAGATTACATGGATGCGGCAGACGCATGACACCAATTCGCATTGGGGTGGATGGGAAACAGAAAATTGGTCTACCCCTTTCAGTGGTTTTCGTTGGGCAATTCCAGAGGCATGTGGTTATCATGGGCGAGCAATTTACATGGATGTGGATCAGCTTAATTTGCGTGATATCGCTGATCTATACGCAACGGATCTTAACGGGCGTCCTATGGCTGCTAGGCGCGGCGCTCGTTTTGGTGGTCATGAGTTTTGCGTCATTGTTATGGATTGTGAGCAGTTTAATGGTATTCTTACACCTGTGGCGCGAATGAAGCCTAACCCTTCTGCACATCATAGATATATCAACATGTTCTCGGGCAATGCGGAATATGTAACCGATCTTGATCCACGATGGAATTGTCACGATGGTGACGGATTAGTGCTTGACAATATCTGGCACTTGCACTATACTAAAATGAGTACACAACCTTGGAAGCCTGCGTGGTTTACTGGCAAAGCTGAGGAACATCCACGGCAAGACCTTGTGAAGCTTTGGCATGATATGCGAGCCGAAGCAGTTCTTAATGGCTACGCGCCACAGCTTACCAATGAAACATATGGCGACTATAACATCATAGGAAGATAATATGGCTTTGCGTGAAGATATGGGAGGTGCAATGGAGATATTCAATCACATGTATTTCCTGAAGAAGGAGATTGCGTATCTTACGAGGTACGCTGAAGTCAATGGGCCTCATGATATGGGTCACATTCATACTACCATCAGCGTTCTTCAAGGCCGCTTTGATGAATGCAAAAAGTTCTCGGATGATTTTATGGCCAGTTCTCGGCATCTTCTTGATGGGATTACACTATGAAACTATTTGCTTCCTGTGATTCCAAGTACCTTCGCGTACACGCGCCCGCGCTCGTAGCGTCGGCTGCATATCATAATAACTCTATCCATATCAATGTGATTGCTCCTGGGCAAGATGATCGTGACATCCTTGATGATATGAGTTCCAAGTATCACAAGATATCTGAATGGCCGCATAGTGATTTTAGTTGGTCTATGAGTACCATGTATGCTTGCCCTAAAGATTCAGAAGAACTGCGTACGGTTTATGCTTGCGATAGGTTCCTTACCGCAGGTCTCGTTATGCAGAACCACGAATGCGATTTGCTTATCATCGACACCGACTGTTTGGTTATGCAACACATTGAACCAATTCTTGATGATCAGGTTGGATTGTTTCTTCGTGAGTCATTGCCCGGCACACAGGGTTGGGAAAATGCTGGTAGTCGTGTAGCAGCTGGTGCTGTGTTTATTTCACAAGAGGCTGTACCATTCCTTGAGAAGGTTGAAAATCGTATCAGGAAAGGGCCTCTCGCGTGGTTCTTAGATCAGGTAGCTATCAATGAAGCTTATCAGGAAGATATTACTGACTATCGTTTTAGGTATTTCGACGCGCAATTTATGGACTGGGAGTTCGTGGAAGGAACTACGATCTGGACTGGTAAAGGACCGCGGAAGTATGAGAACGAAAAGTACCTTGCCAAGAAAGCTTTCTTCGAAAGGATGATGCGGTGAGATACTTCTGTTACCTGATAACAGGCGGTGAACGAGGCGAAACCTATGAAGTCGAAACAGTATCAGAGGAACAAATTCTTGATTGGGATTGGCGCGATTGGGTGCGCGAAGAACGTAAAAAAACAAACCCAAAAGAACTAACAAAAGAAAACTGTATCAATGATTGGGTTATTTTGAATAACGCATGGGAGAGTACGCCTTGAGAAAAGTAACAATCCTATTCCCTCGCTTGGATGTTGCGTTCAAGGAAGGTCCAGTTTCTGAAGGTCGTGGTGAGATTCCACCGATTCGTATTCACTGGCAGAATTTCAAAGATAAGCTGTTGCAGCATCATATGCTTAAGGCTGGTGATAAGGTTTCAGTTATTGAAAAGCCACTTTGGCAATTTACGACTGAGTTCGTAGAATCACTAGACGCTGATATCGTGTATATTCCACATAAGTCGACCGATACTTTTCCTGTGAGTGGAAAAGAAGTTCGCTACTATATGCAGAGCGTATTTCCTTTTCAGTTCTATATTGACTCAAAGGGATTTGCTGGTGGTGCATCAAGGTATCCATTTGATTTTGACAGAGGCCGTGAGATTCCACCTGGTAGTTTCTATGCTCAGATGCAGGCTCGTGCGCTCGCGGGTGAGAGTAAGTTCGCACAACCGCCTATGGGTAAAATTACAGTTGAATCTGATGGCCCATATGTTCTGTTTCCATGCCAGATTCCACACGATGAAACAATCAAGTACCATTCCGACATCTCGGTACTTGATGCATTGATGGCTACATGTGAGGCTACAAAGAAACTAAATATGCCACTGGTGGTAAAAGGGCATCCTGTAAATCCAGGTAGCATGGCACCACTATATCAAGCGATTAAGCAATACGATGATGTTCATTGGGTTGATGATGTGTCCATTCACGATTTGATTCCCAAAGCACATGCGGTTGTCGTCGTAAATTCTGGGACTGGTATGGAAGCAATGCTTCATAAACGCCCAGTGATTACCTTTGGTAGATGTGAGTATGATTGCGTGAGTAACAAAGCTACGGCGGATAATATCGTTGACGTTCTCAGGTCTCCTGTGTTCAACGAGAAGGAAGTACGAGCATTTTTCGAGTCGTGGTACGAATGGACTTACGACACAAGAAACGGTAATTCTTTTAACGGGCTATAAGGAGAACGAATATGTCATACTGGGGTTATCACCTCCTATTGGACTGCGCTGAACTAGACCACGCAGCAATCACAGATGCGGATAACATCTATTATTTCGTCAAGCGTTTGGTCAAAGACATTGATATGGTTGCTTACGGCGAACCACAGATTGTAAACTTTGGCTCAGGCAACAAGGCCGGCTACACATTGGTACAGTTAATCGAAACATCAAATATCGTAGCGCATTTTGTGCCAGATGATGGCATGGGTGGTAATGCTATGTACCTTGATGTATTCTCATGTAAGGAATATGACGATCAGATTGTCATCCAGCTGGTCAAGGAATATTTTGGTGCAAAGTATGTGCGTCCAAACTATCTCACAAGACAGGCGTAATTATCTTGACAACCATTAAAGATTTATATATAATGCATAGAGAATGCGGGTGTAGTTCAGGGGTAGAACATCAGATTTCCAATCTGAGTGTCGCTGGTTCGATTCCAGTCACCCGCTCCAACTTTCGCGAGTGGCTAGAAATAGCCCTCGTGATTGCTATCTGTAATTGGATGGCATTGAGTGTAGGAATCTTCCTACTATTATATAATGTCTTTTTAGACTAAGGAGTAAATATGAAAAACACAATCACTACCATCTTCGCACTTGCACTAAGCACTTCCGCTTATGCAACTGACGTACCAAGCGGCAAGGTCGCTCCAAAGGCTCCCGTACCCGTCTTCGTAAGCGCCGACAATTA